TTAACTTTCCATCCATTCTTTTGCTTCAATTTTAGTGTCGTACAGAACTATATCCTTTCTAATTAATCCTAGCATAAATATTGATTGCTGTAAACTAGATATTAAATCTTTTCTAGTAGCATGGTTTTCTTGTAACCAATCCATAGAATCTTTATACTTATCCATTATACTTTCAATCTTCTTGATTACTATTATACTATCTATTGTCATAATCCACGTAATTGATCTAAATCCCAAATATCTCCTTTTGGCTCGTTATTATAGCTTTTTGCAGCTTCAAACATAACCTTTGTAATACCTCCAGCTGTTGTTGTATGGTATTTAATTCCGTAATGTTTAGCATAGGACTTCAATCCAATAGTTAAGCTATTTTGTTTATACCACTTTCTTAATTCAGGATAAGCATTTAAGAAGTTATCGTAAATAGTCTTTACATTCACCCATTCGTTGTTCGGTATTGATGGTATAAAGGTATGCAATTCGCTGCTTATTTTGTCAATTAACTTTCTAATCTCTAAATTCTTCGTGTTACTACGAACTAATCCATTATTCAAGTATTTACGTAAACATTCCATCATGTAGTTGTCAAACCTAGCCCATTCTAATTCGTCCCAGTCATTAAATAATTTATTGCCAAAAAACATCTCAGGTGTATAATCTGCATTAAAAAATGTACTCATTTCAACTTCAAACTTCCTAGCTTCATGACTACCTCCATCACCTTTAATTGTGTAATTAGTTGTAATAATAATCTTTGGAGATTCTTCTACTGTTAAACGTATAGCATCTTTACCTTTATATTCTATACATATCCCTTCAGTAATTACACTGAATAGTGATTCAAAATTAAAGTTCCTTTCAACGTCATCAAAAACCAATATTTGGCAATCCGTAGATACGTTTTGATAAGGGAATGATTTATTAAAAGTGAAAGTTTTACCATCCAAAGATTGTACATTCTTAAGCTGTTTTAAAGCATTCCAAATTAATCCTTTCCCTGAACGTCCATTTGGATTATCACTTATCATTTCATCATTAAATATGATGGCTCTATTATTAGAATTTGTTTTATATGAATGAAGTAAATATCCTAATACGGATTGCAACGTGTTATATCTCTCAACATCTTCACCACTTACTTTCCAAACAAATGTTCTAAACTGGCTTTCGTGGTGGTCTGCTTCAATAAAATCTCTATTTATTACTTGTTTCTTCCAAATAGAAATATTTACATCTTTATAATCTATAATCTTACGTTCGTTTTTAGTTATATTTACGATGCAGTTATTATAAAAAAAGTAAGCATTATCTTTGTCGTCCTTCATTACTTGAATCTCCTTTGTTGTAATCATAGAAAGAAAGTCACGTTTGAAATACTTAAGATTCCCACTCATTAAATTGTAAACACCAATCCCTAAATCATTATCCTCAACATAATTTAATATAAAGTCTTTTAGATCTGTTTCGTCTTTAATCTCTAAAAAAATACCGTTCTTTTTAATTATGTTAAAGGTACTATTTGTATTTGGTTTGTTCTTAAAGTAATCATTTTGCTCTAAGAATTTCTTAAATAAATAGTTGTTAAGGTCAATTTTGCCATTCTGATTCACAGACCAGAATGGCATTAAGTTGTTATTATTCATATATTCTTTACAAAAGATCCATTAATCATACTTCCTGTTCTTTTAGCTATAACATCGTAAGCTGAATTTATACAGTCTTCTAGGTTGTAACCACCTAACTTTGCTAAGTTAACTAATACTACAACACAATCACCTAAAGCATCTATAAACTCTTCTTTATCGTCTTTAATTATAGCTTTTGCTAATTCACCAGCCTCCTCTTGCAATTTAACATACTGAGTTTTTACATCACCTTTTGCAAAAATACCTTTTGCTTTTGCCCAATCTCTTATTGGTTCAAATTCATTTACTAGTTTCATAATTCTAAATTTAATTGTGTATTTACTATTTTTGATCTTTTGTAATCTGGTTTATTGTCATTTAAAACTAAACCATCAATAACATCTCCTACTTCTAACTTAATATTTCTTAAAGGTCTTTTGCCATTTTCATGCCAAGTTACATTATTTAATCCAATATTTAATTTATATGTAATTATATTTTTCTCGTAAGGTCCATCATAAGGACCAGTTATTGATTTAACGATTGCTCTCATTTATTCTTGTTTAAAAAATTATTATATAAGTGCATGTCGTTAACAAAGTGAAAATAACTACCTATTTCAATATTTAATTCATTACTAACTAACTCTTGCAGTTTTGAAAAACAGTATTGATCATTAGCAAAACCGTACCAGAGATCGTTAGAACGCATCATAACTGACATATTTAATTTATCATCTAAAACCCTAAAGTTAATAGCGTAAGTACATGGTGTATCATTCTCAAAGTTATATCTATCTTTTGCGTCGTAAATAGATATCGATGCTCTTCTTGAATCTTTATTCTTAGTTAATTCATTAATTACGTAATCAAGTTGTTTACCTTTATTCCATTGATAACCATAATTTGAATTTACATATCCATTCTGATCCATGCATCTATACCATATCTTAGCTTTCTTAGCTATTTCAGTCGCGTCTGCATTTCCTGATAAATACCATTGCCATTCAAACTCAGCATAATCAGTGTTAAAGTTTCTATAATCTGTAGTTATAATCCTATCTAAAGGATTATCTATATAAAAACCTATGTTAAAAATAGCTTTTGTATCATTGGTTATTTTACCTGAAGTATTTACTTTTTCATAAAGTTTCTCAAAAGCTTCTGTAGCATTTTTAAATATCATTTTATTTATTATTTAAATAGTTGTTTAAAGAACCTAAGTAAGCTACGATATCAAGTAGATTATCTTCTTTATTAGAATGTGACTGTCTCGATAATTTAAGTGCAACCATGCAATTATACATATCAACAGTAGTTATATCCTTAGAACTCATTAAAGAAGCTATTTTGGCAGCTTTATCCATGCTTTCTTCGAATGGACCATACATTCTTTCTTTTTCTTCAGATCGTAAATTTACAATCTCATTTGCTTTTTCTAAAATGTTCATAATAAAATATTATTAAATAAAAAAGCCCCTATTACTCCTTACAGATCCTACCTTGTAATTTGTAATAAGGGCCAATAAGCTCTTTAGTTCTATAATGTAGGATCGAACTGTTTTGTAAATATACTATCTGTTTTTTAATATCATATTATTTTTGGATTTTTTTATTTTTTTATTACGTAATTATTTACTCTTGATTCGCTTAAATAGATTCTTCTTGTTTTATTGCCGTAACAATCTATGCCGTTTTTGTTATGATAAATTTCAAAAACATATTTTGTTTCAAAATCAAAATACGTATAAACGTCCTCAGATCCTATGTATACTGCATATAGATCTGTTGGAAATTTCAACTGGTAATTATATACATTACCTTTTATTAAATCTTTTGTTTTCATAATAATTTGTTTAAATAAAAATGCCTCTCCAAAAAGTAAGGTCGGAATTTTACTAATTGAAGAGGCTAATGTCTTATAGTGTTTTATATGGTTTCCGACCTAACACTTTGCTAAAGTACTATATTATTTTATATATACAATACTTTTATTAAAAAATATCGTTATTTATATTCATTCTAAATAAAAAGTATAAAAGGTATAAAGTTTTTTAAAAAGGTATAAAGTTTTACGTTTTGTAACTAACTGAATTACATGAGTTTAAATGAAAGTTACTTTTGATTAAAGTATTGATTTATAGAAGTTTAAATGAAATGTTAAAACTTTTTTGACTTTTTTTAAAATTAATGGTTTTGTTGTAATATAGCAAAACACTTTGTACATTTCATTACTTTCTATGATTATCAATAACTTAACCCATTTTGAAGTTTTTCAAGTTTCCTTTAAATCGTTGATTATAAAACACTTTCAAAACACCTAGATTTTATACAAGTTTCTACCTTTTCTACATTTACTAATCCATCGTCAACCCATTCTGATACATTATTTCACGAATTTTTTCACGAATAAGCTCTGCCATTTGTATTTCAGAACCTATTTCTGAGTATTTATATATGCCTCGATAGTATTGATCTAGTTCGTCTATTACAAGCGCATACTTCCATCCGTACAATGCGTACTTAACATCGTCGCTATCTTCTAGTGAATCAAATTCTAGTGTTACTTTTGCCATGATCTCAGAATAAAGTGGTTAAACGTGCGACTTGTCCGTGTGATTTATGGAATATAAACCCTTCGATTGCTAGTGGCGAGTGTTGATAACCTGATTTATGATGCCAACTATCTGCTGGACTAGGTGATCGTAAGGATTCAATTTGAACCGACATTACATCTTTACTTGTTTTATGGTGTACATGGTGAGTAAACCAGTATCTATGCTTGCAATCATGCCAATGTTGACTAGCTTCGTGGCACATTAATAGAGGAAGATCGGTTTGTTTAGCTCCGTCTCCGTGTGTTGTACCGATTAAGTTCTTACCGTATACCGAATATTTACGATGTGCTGGTGAACGATTGAATGTAATGTTAGGATGTTCGTTGTACCATGAATAGATAGAATCCATTAGGAAGAACCCTGACATCTCGTCGTGATTAGAAACATTATATACAACTTCCAGGTCTGCAATAGCAACTAATGTACTAATAATATCTATGTATAATTGTTTTGCCATTAAGAATGCATCGAACCAAAGTTGATGAGTCGATTGCTGTGTTCCCTTTGTCGTTTGATTTCGCGTGTTATCCGTGTTTAAAACGTCGTTACCTACAATAAGTATTATCTTATCTATATTAAAGCCCTTAGACTTGCTTAAAATAGACGATACACCATCTCTGACGCGTTGTACAGCTATCTGAGAGTTGTATTCCTCTCCTGTTTCGAATGCAGAACATAGCTTGTTGATATGCAGATCGGCTGGATCGATGAGTAAGCAGTGTGATTCTTCTTCTGAATCCGTTCTAATTATCTGAATGTAGTTCGGTTTGATATCTTTAACCGATGCAATAAAGTCTTCTTTAAAGTCTTCGTATTTGAATGTGTCGGTTTCACCTTTTACGTTTATAGAGTAGTGTTTGCCTTTATACCAATAATTCTTTATTTTGTCAGGATCTATTCCTACAGCTTCACATTCGTCGAATACACCTTTGTTTTTCTCTTTATTTATGATTTCGGAAGTTCTTCTTCTTTTGCTATCCGTAAATTCGATGTTATTTTCTTTGCAGATTTTCTTTGCTATGTCAGCGATAGGTAATCCTGACTTGTATAGGCTTAACATTTGGTCTTTGTGTTCCTTCATGCTTAATTAACTAACAATTTAATTAATTGTTTCAGCATAAAAAAACTCCTACCATTTACGATAGGAGTCCAAGCAAGAGGCTTTACTACAGCGATTCTGGAGTTACGTTGCTATTTCTTAAAAAAGTATTTAATTGGATTAATATTCACGAAGGTAAACTTTTCATCTATTCGTTGCATTATACCTTTATATTTTTTCATTCGTTTGTAGCAGCATATTCTGCATTCAACTGTCACACCCTTATCTGCTTCACGTTGATATTTCGAATCGTTAACATGAAATAAGAATAAAGGATAATTTCGTTTACACGTAAAGCATCGTTTCATAGTCTATTGTATATTGCTTTCTCACTAGCACTTAAATCTGCATACGTACAGCTGAAACCATTTATCATTTCTTCTTCAGTTGCGTATTCAGTATCTTTGTAGCCTAGAACTGCTTTACTAAAATACTTAGCTTTCTCTTTATCTAGTCGTTTCTGACCTTCTATTTGGCACTTACTAATCCTTGTCGCACGTTTATTCAACTCGTTTAGTATCGTAGTGTTAAAAGGCTGTCTTTGTAGTCTACGTGTTAAATCTTCCGTAGCTAATTTTCTTGCGTAATCACTTGTCATAAATAAATAGTATTGTAATCGTTATTACTATAATCGCTAATATCACTTTTGCTAATGTCATATGTTAATGTACTTTGGTCGATCATCCGTAAACAACTTCTTATTTGCATCCTTAACGCGTCTAAGCACTTTTCTTTCTTTTTCGATAGTATTTATCATGTAATAAATAAAACCTCCTACAATCAATTCTAACATCTTTTTATATTTTAAATTATTAATATGTACAAATATAACAACTTTATTATAATAAAATAACAATTTAAACAAAAAAAAACGCAACCCTTTTAAAGATTGCGTCTAATATGCTGTAATGTAAGGTGTTATATTCTTGGATAAGTTAATCCGTTTACGTCTTTGAAACTATCTCCAGTGTTTAGTTTACGTTTTAAACTTTGCCATGTGTGACCGAATGCCTTTTGAAAGTGTGGGTAGTCTTTGAAATTTTGCCAACTTCCACCCCATTCATATCCTTTAGATTTAAAATAGTCTACTACTACTTTATGATATGGTGACTTTAAATCCCATTCAATAGTCTCAAAAGTTCCGTTATTGTCTTTATCTAACATGATAACGTAATCAAAAGCTAAACCATAGTTATGTATCGATTGACCTCCTTTAGCGTTCGTTACTTTAGGCCTTTGGTTGTATAGTACGTTTTGTTCTGCAATACTTCTGTAAACGTACGCAAAACGCAATCTAACACCTTTTGGAAGTAAGTTATTACATTCAATGTAATATTGCTTTAACTCTTCCCTAATCTTTGGATGAGCTTGTGCAATTCTATCAATCGTTAATTGGTCCATTATCTTCTATTGCTAAGTGAGATAAACTCTTTGCTGTTGCACCGATTGTAAGTAATACACCACCTACTGCTGGAAGTGGAGTTACTAATACACCACCTACAATTGTAAGTGCTACACCTACTTTGCCAACTTTCACCCAAAATTTAGGACGTGGCGCTTTGATTCTATCTAATAATTTCATATCTATTTTGTTGTTAAAATTGTACCTATTTCGTTTGTTAAGCTCTTAAATTCGTGGTAGTCAAATTCCCCTTGGTATTCTTCCTTTACAAAATCCAAGCCTATATACGCAACAAAATTACCATCTAGGAAAAATGGCGCGATATATAAGCTTTTAATCCCTTGTCTTTTTAACGCAATCTTGGTGCTAGTTTCCTTTATCTGGTCTATGCATTGGTATTGCAACCTATCTAGTAGTATCTGCTGTAAGAATACAGGAAATAGACTAACGGGTAAATTCTGCAAGTTCGCAGCTTCGGAAGATATTCCATTAGCACACACTTCAAAACTCATTGATTGATGGTTTCTATGGTTGCCATCGTAGTACATAATTGAGTTGTGAAATTGGAATATATACGCGCGATCTGCTTTATATCTTAAGATAAGGTCGTTGAGCATTTGTTGTACGAGAACATTATTATTAATATCTTTCTTAACCTCGTCTATCTTTACTTTGGATTCTACTACTTCCGTAATCAAAGCCTTGTAGTAAAATAGTATAAACGCGATTAGTAGAACAATAACAACTAGTGTTTTCATTTTCCTAATCTGCTCCAATATCGACCTTACTTCATTCATTATAATGGAAACTCAGTAATAACAGGGTTATAATCAATTTCAGGAAGTGTTAATAACCAAGCATCACAAGGAATTGATTCAGCTTGTTGCAAAGTACAACCATTTACTTCTTCATTCGAGATAAACCAAACTCCGTTTGCATCTTGCTGTGGATTGAATAATTGACCTTGGAATCCCCACACTTTACCTACAAGGATATTTTTTTGTTCTAGTGTTAATTGTCTTACTTTAATCATATTAATAAGGATAAAATTTACCTGTTCCAGTGTTATATACTTCAGTTACTTCGGTTGATGTTAGCTCTCTATTCCAAATATTTAACTCGTCAATTTGACCATTATAATAAGAATTTCTACTTCCATTATATACATCACTACCAATATTAACTTGGTTCAATGCGTTGTACACAGGGTTATTAGTAATATTACCACTCACGGTGCTTGTAGTCGCTAAATTACCATTTACATATGTTTTATACGCACTTGATGTTGTTTTTGTTATAACGATATGGTACATAGTATTTGTTACAATAGGCGTTGAACATTCACCTAAATGCGTAGCTGTACCCGTATAAATCGCGAATCTTATTCTACCGCTTTGTGTATATAGGTTATAACCATATCTTACAGTAGTACTTGTGCCGTAGAAATTTTCAAAAATATTACCATCTGCACTTTGTTTCATCCAAATACTAATTGAGAAATCACCAGTAAAATCAAATTGGCTTGAAGTTCTTGGTAAACTAACATAAGCATTCGTACCATTAAAAGTAAAAGCATTTCCACTTTTACCACCACTATAAGTTAAACCACCTTGTGCTGTTCCGTTGTAAGTTCCTAAGGAGTCGTTTGCATTTGATTCAGCTTTATACACAGCATATAAACCAGTGTTAAGTGGATTACTACTTCCTCCACCTCTCATAGCAGTTGCCTTTAATGTTGGCATATGATTATTGACATATCCGTATCCGTACAGCATACTATCCTAAAATAAGATTAACCGATCCACTAGTTAAGTCAACACCGCTGAATAATACACCTTGTCCTGTAATTAATGCACCAGCTTTTACGGCAGTTGCAGGAGTAGTAATGTATGTAGACTTAACATCTGAACCACCAACTTTAATTGCATTGAACACAGTGTCTTCTAACACAAAAATTCCCGCGATTGTAGCAGTTACTTCAGTTGTATCATTAACTAATTTAGTGCCTTTCGTAGCAACTAATCTATCTAAATTTGGTAAACTCATATCTATTTTATTATTTTGATTTCTAATTGTGCGCCATCTAATGCAGTGTCTACAAGCGATCCATCTGTACTATCTCTACTATAAAAACTAACAACTGTACTAGATGCGTTATTTGCACCTAATATAAAACTACCCATATAAAATGTTGGAGTAAAAGTTATAAATGTTTTATTCGCTGTAAATAAAGCACTAGATGCAGTTAATGTATATTCACCGACAGCTGTTCTAGCTAGTGTAAATGTTTGCGTAACCTCACCCGTATAGCTATAATCAACAGTTGGTGCAGATGTGCCGTTTTGAGTTATAGCAAACATAATAGTCTTGTATGGTCTCACATTAATTCCTGTAACGGATTTAGTGTCATATGTAGCTCCGTTGAACTCTGAAATAATCATTAAATCATCATCTTCTAGTTGCGCTCCCTTCGGTGTTACTTCGCTTATCTTTTTGTCTGCCATCTTTATTTATCTTCTTTAGATATAACTCTAACTTAACAACATTGTTTTGTTTAGGTTTATACACCTCTCTAATCATATATACCAATTTGATAAGTAATTCTTTTTTTGTGGCAAAACATCGCCATTAGTGTTAGTTTGATACTCTGGAAATAATGCTTCGTTATCACACATATAATCTAAAAATCGTTGTGCGTAATTTTCTGCAATACGTTTTTCTTTCTCTACCAAATAATCAACTTCTTCCTTGCTAACTATTTCCGCATTCTCAGAACTATGTTTATACAATCCTTTATTAGAAATTGAATAAGCTGCGAATGGTAAGTATTCCACCATTGTGAAATGGATCAACATAGGTTTCAAATAAGTATTTACCAATGTAGCATAGTTACCAGTTAACGTACTTGCTGCAATATCCGATTTAATCTTTGTCATTAGATCAGTGCCAACATATTGCAACACCCAAATATCTTGTGCTATCTTTATAAATGGTATTATCTTGTCAGAATCTACATTAGCATTCAATGCCGTGTACGCTTGTAAATCTGCTTTCCCTATTAATAATGCTTCTGCCATAATTATTTAACGTCTGATGGTAAATTTTCGTTATTAGGATGGAATCCTTTACGTGGTAAATTGTTTGGTTGTACTGAAACTTGATAAGGATTAGTTATTTTATATCCCATAATTTCTGCTTTTCTAGTTCCTATTTGTCTAGCTTTTGGACTATTTACATCCACGTTTTGTCCTTCTAAACTAGCAAATGTTAATCTCTTAAATGAATGCTTGCATCGCGGTCCGCCCTTGAATAAGAATACATTATAAGGCTCGTTATTATGTTCGAATCCTTTATTAACTATTTTAGAATTCATACTTTCTAAGTCTTCTCTACGATATACTTTTTTAGTACTCATCATTACCCTACAAAAGTCTCGTTGTGGATTAGGATTTCCTGTGTATTGGTAACGTACTTTCCACTGAATACCATCGATAACTTTGTCTTGGTTACTTTTCGCATTTGGACGAGCTACACCAGTAGAAACAAAATCTAACACTTTAGACAGCATTGTTTTTTTAGGTTGTAATTGTAAATCTAATTCGTCCTCTAAATCATAATCAACATCTCTTTCATCTACTAAAACCCAATCTTCTCCAATGTCTTCTCCAATAGAATCTAAATACATCTCAAGTTCTGACTTTTCAGCACTCATTAAGGTAGTCTCTTTTGGCTGTAAATCACTACCACCTTTCTCAGGAACTAGTCCAACAAGCGCACGAATCTCATTTGCAGTCATAGATTCAAGAACTTTATTCGCAACTAATGGAGAAAGTGAGTTTATTCCATCGATAATACGTTTAGAACCACTATCCGTTAACTCTCCTGAGCTATCTAACGGCTGTAAAGGAATGAATTCAAGGTCTAAAGATATGCCATTAAAGGTCAAAACTTTGCTTATAGCTTCAATTATAGTCTTTTGTTTAGGTTGAATTACCATGTTATCAAACAAAATAACACTATTCTTTAACTCGTCTGCGTTTGCACTAAATCCTGTAGTCGTAGCAATACCAAAAATAAGTGGTGAAGTAACACAATGACCTGTTAATATCTTACTTCTGCACTCGTCTGACAAGTATTGGTAATGTTCAGGCGCGTCGTTAAGTGGAACACTATCAATTGTAGTCTTTTTAGCTTCATCTTCATTGAATGAAACTACTATTTTCTTACCTGTTGATCCTGTTAATTTGCTTATAACACTTCTTGCTATCTCATCTTTTTGCTCATCGGATGGTATAGAATTATTAAAATTGACTATGGTAGTCGGACTGAAACCGTTGCTTACTTCATTGATAAGATACTCACTGATTTTCTCTTCAAGTACAGTGTATTCCAATGCACCTTGATAATCAACTCTGCTAAAATACTTAGCACCTACTGAATAAGGTTGAATCATTAATATCTCTATCTCTGATTTACCTTCACCAAATGCATCGAATCTTTTAGGTACAAATTTCTTTGGATCTTCCCAATTATCGGAATAGTAATACCCTACAATATTTCCATCTTTATCGCACTTCTCAGGACGTAATAACTGCACGGGAATGTGATATACCTTTACAACATTCTTATGTCCTTTATCATAATGTACTTGAAATGCTCCCTGACCTAATAAATATAAGTCTTGGATAACTCTACGCAAATCATTTGCTGTAAATAGAGTCAACATCTGAGCATAATCATTTGGCTTTTTAGACGCATCTAATGCACTTAAACCTTT